TAGGGATCCTGAAGTAATTAAAAAACGCTTAATGTCCCCTAAATATAGTGATCCCAAAACCCATGAACAACGTGTTAAGAATACAGATTGGATTGCTAAAGCTGAAAAATGCAAAAAACCAATTATCCAATATGATTTGGATTTTAATTATATCAAAGAATGGAAATCCTCCACTGATGCCGCCCATGAGCTAAATTTAAATAATGTATCCATCACCATGTGTTGTAATAATAAATTAAAAACCTCCGGTGGATTTATATGGTCTAAAAAATAAAAGTTATGAATATATTTTACATTAATAGTGATCCTAAGATCGCAGCACGTGAACTCGCGGATCCCCATATAAGGAAAATGCAAATTGAAAGTGCCCAAATGTGTAGTGTAGCCCATTGGGAAAATGGTTCAACAGCACCCTACAAAAAATCCCATACAAATCATCCTTCAACAAAATGGGTAAGAGCTTCTATCCAACATTACAGATGGATGATTCAACACGGTTTAGAGATATGCTCTGAATTTGAAAAACGTTATGGTAAACACCATAAAACCCAAGATGTGTTAGAGTGGTTAAGAGACAATGAACCTAATATCCCAGATATTGAATTCATAGATCCACCACAATGTATGCCTGAAGAATTTAAACAAGTGGATACTATACAAGCATATCGTACATTTTATATAGAAGATAAAGTTAAGATTAAACAATTGAAATGGAACAAAATAAACAACAAACCCGAATGGATAGAAAAATAGTTATTGTAGGTGGTGGAGTCGCTGGTATAAACGCTGCTACTAAATTGATAGATAAAGGGATTAATGGTAAAACAATTACTATCATAGATACAGGTAAAGACCCATATAATCGTCAACCAAGTGAAGTAATGCATGGCTTCGCAGGAGCAGGTCTATTCTCAGATGGAAAATGGGTATATTTGCATAATACCATCGGTGGTCAATTAGCAAAATACACCGGTGAAGAAAAAGCAGATGAGTTAATTGACGAAGCATGGAAATATATATTACGTTTTCATCCTGAACCAGATAAAGTAATGTTCTCTAATCCAATAGATGAACCAGAATTCATCAAACCATATTTTAATTTACGTATGGCTCCTACATACCATATTGGTACTAATTATTTACATGATATAGGTAAAAGATGGTACGATTGGTTAATGGAACAAGGAGTAAATTTTATGTGGGAAACTAAAGTAAATGATATTGACTTTAACTCTTGTGAAGTATGGGTAAACGATGATAAACATATCACTGGAGTTTCATCCATATTATATGACCGTTTAATTTACGGAACTGGAAAATCTGGTATTGATTTAACACAACAGTTAATCAACAAATACAACCTTAAGAAAGAACCTAAATCTATTCAAGTTGGTGTGCGTATGGAATTACCGCAAAAATATATGCAACCAATAGTGGATATATCATATGATTTTAAACTATATCAAAAACCAAACGAACGCGTTTCATTACGTACATTTTGCTCAAATAATAATGCTGCATATGTAGCTGAGGAAGAGACATACGGTATGAAATCATATAACGGTCATAGCTTCAAGCAAGACGATATGATTAACAATATGACCAATTTTGGTATAATTATGGAAATTAAGGGTATTGCCAACCCATTCGAATTTCAAAAGAAACTAGTGGGCAAATGTCAAGATGGTAAAAATGGGTTATACTATTCACCTGGTAATTATCGTAAACCATCATTAAACGCAGAGGGACACAAGATGAACATTACCCAAATAGATTGGATGGCTATGTTAGCAGTAAACGACGCATTCGAGGGATATTTCGAATACATCACCAATTTCATATGTGATTTAAATTCAGTATTCCAATTCGGCGATGATTATGGTATCTACATCCCAGAAGTAAAATTCTTGAGTGAGGAGGTACTTGTAAACTACAATGATTTATCGTTGGTAGATTATCCAAACGTTCATTTTGTAGGAGATAGTTTATCATCACGTGGGATAGCTGTTAGTGCAGCTCATGGTTTATTATGTACTACTACTATATGATGTCTGCTATATATAAAATCATATCTCCATCTAAAAAAATATATATTGGTCAATCTATCCATATTAATAAAAGAATAACCCAATATAAAAATTATAGAGGAAATACATCATCTATAGGTCCTATATTATTAAATTCATTTCAAAAATATGGCTGGGAAAACCACACATTTGAAATAATTGAAGAATGTGATATAAATCTATTAAATATTAGAGAAACATATTGGAAACAATATTATTTAAATATATTAAATAATGATTGGAATCGAGTATTATTTTGTGGTTTGTATGATTCCGGAGGGGGTCCTAAAACCCCAAAAACTAAACATAAAATGAGTATATCCCAATCCCACAATTTACTTAAACCTGAAATATTAAATAAGCGTTTAATTAATTGTAAAAACTCAAGTACCCAATCATCACATGATAAACGACTAGTTAATACTAATTGGGAAGATAGAAATAAAAAATTAAAAAAACCTAGGACATACTACAAAATATTCTATAAAATAGATTTAGAAGATAATATACTAGAAACCTATTATAGTATAAAGGACATATTGGGTGAGTTTAATAATCCAAAACCACAAAATTTATATTCATGTTTAAAAGGAATATATAATACATGGATGGGATATAAATGGAAAGGAATAAAATAAATATAAAAATTAATATATGTCAAAAATAGGATTTACAGGAACAATAAGTGTTGGCAAAACTACTTTAGTCAACGCTCTAAAAGAATTACCCGAATTTAAAGATTACCATTTCTCTACAGAACGTAGTAAATATCTACGTGATTTAGGAATCCCATTAAATTCAGATTCAACAATTAAAGGTCAAACAATATTCATGGCTGAACGTGCTAGTGAATTATTGAATGAAAATATGATTACTGATAGAACTGTTATAGATGTTATGGCATTTACACATTTAGCTAAAACTATACCATACTATATCAGCCATGATTTTAATAGATTTGCTTCGCATTTAATTAGAGAATATGACTATATATTCTATGTATCTCCTGAAGGAGTTGAATTAGAAGACAATGGGGTGAGAGTAGTAGATGCTAAGTATAGAGTGGAAATTGACCAATCCATAAAAAACATCATTTCCCAATACAAATCTAAAATAATTAAATATACAGAACTATCAGGAACTACTGAAGAAAGAATTAAGAAAATTAAAGAGACGATATTCCCGTAATATTTATTATAAACTTGTATAATTATGAAAAAATTAGATTTATTAAAAATCATTAAAGAAGAAATTGATATTGCATTGAGTGAAACTACTAATGTACTTGTAACCAATAGATTAGGTAAAACTACTACTATGCCCTTTAATTCCCCAGAAGAGAAAAAAACTGTCGATACACTTAAAGCAGATAGTGGTATTACTCATATAGAAACAACAGCTGGTCAAAAAATCAAAGAAGCTGAACTTGAAGAAGAACAATTAGACGAAATGGCTAAGATTACTGAACCAATAGAAAATGCAATTGGTGTAGCAGTTAATAGAATCAAAGCACAATTCCCTGAAATCACACCTGAAGATATTACTAAAATAATTACAAGTAAGAAAAAACAAGGTGAATTCGCTCCAGAATTGAAAGCAGCTCTAGATAAAGATGAAGAAATGCATGGTGGAGACGAAAAATACACAGCAGGTTTAGGTGGTCCTCAAGCTTTAGGAGCAGTTAAAAAAGCATTTGGTGGATTTGAAGTAGGTCAACGTGGTAGAAAAGCAAACCCAGAAACATCTACTAAACCAGCAGCATCAACACCAAAATCATCTCCAGTATCAAGTGATATGACAGATGAAGAAGGTAATGCAATTGAAATAGATACTACTGTTAAACCTGTTACAGGGAATGCAGATATTGAAGCAGAATTAAAACGAGTTATTTCATCTAAAAAATCAAAATTAGCAACGGCTAAAGGTGCTGATTATGATAGAGAATTGGCAGCATTAAAACAATTCTTAACTAAACCAGAAATTTCTAAATATATTAAGAAAAAAACAGTTGATGGAGTTAATCCATATTCAATTGATTCAATCCTAAAAAATTAAATATGAAAGACAGAGTAATACAAGTCTCATTATATGATGTAATACTAACTTGTATTACTCTTCTTATAATATTTTTTACATTTAGATCGTGTGATCCAACACCTATAGATTCTAAATACGTTGACCAAAAACGTTCAATAGATAGTTTAAACAATGTAATATTAGAATTAAAAACAATACAAATAATATTAGATGATAAAATCCTTAATAGTGGTAATAAAATAGATTCACTATCACAGGAAATAGTTAATACTAAAATAGAAATATTAAACACTAAAAACTATTATGATAAAAAAATTCATGATGCTAGGGCTTACACTCCTACTCAATTGGACAAGTTTTTCGCAGACCGATACAAGCAAGTTATTTATAAGTTATAAAGTAGCCCGTTTAATAGCTATAGACCTAATCCAAGGTGATTCAGCTATGGCTGAACTAGAACAAACACAGGTTTTACTAGAACAAGTATCTGCTCAATCTACAGAAAAAGATACGGTAATCGGATTTTATGTTAAAAAGGAAAAAAACTATTTACACCAAATCCAAGATTACGATAAAAAAGAAGAAAAATACAAGAGTATAGTTGGTGGGTTGGAATCCGATAATGCTACATTAGTACGGAAAAATAAATTCCTAAAAGACACATTGAAATTTTTTGGAGGTGGTATTGCTATCCTAGCAGCACTGTTAATTATCCCAACATTAAATTAATGAGTGAACAAAAAGATATAAAGCAAGTAATAAGAGAAGAATATATAAAATGTGCACAATCACCTGCCTATTTTATGAAAAAATATTGTTATATTCAGCATCCAAAACGTGGTAGAATACAATTTAATTTATACCCGTTCCAAGAAAAGGTTTTAACATTATTCCAAGAAAATTCATATTCAATAGTACTCAAATCTAGACAGTTAGGTATATCTACTTTAGGAGCAGGTTACTCAATATGGCTGATGTTATTTCATCAAGATAAAAATATTTTATGTATCGCAACTAAACAGGATACAGCTAAAAATATGGTTACAAAGGTAAAATTCATGTACGACAATTTACCTTCATGGCTTAAGGAAAAAGATAAACCAGCCGAATACAACAAATTAACTCTCCGATTAAACAACGGTTCACAAATCAAAGCAACATCAGCTTCATCTGATGCTGGTCGATCAGAAGCCGTTTCTTTGCTACTAATAGATGAAGCTGCCTTCATCCACAATATAGGTGAGATTTGGGCATCTGCTCAACAAACATTAGCTACGGGGGGTGGATGTATAGCATTATCTACACCTTATGGTACAGGAAATTGGTTCCATAAAACATGGGTTAGTGCTGAAATGGGTGAAAATTCATTTCTACCAATAAAATTACCATGGAAAGTACATCCTGAAAGAAATCAAGATTGGAGAGACCAACAAGACTCAGATTTAGGTGTTCGTATGGCAGCCCAAGAGTGTGATTGTGATTTCAGTACATCTGGTGATACAGCTTTCCCACCTGAAGATATAACGTTCTACGAACAAACATATATAACAAAACCATTAGAGAAACGGGGAATGGACCAAAATCTATGGGTATGGGAACCGGTAGATTATTCTAGAAACTATATGGTTACAGCCGATATAGCTAGAGGAGATGGAAGAGATTATTCTACATTCCATGTATTTGATGTTGAAACATTTACTCAAGTTGCAGAATATAGAGGTCAAATTGGTACTAAAGAATTTGGACATTTACTAGTAGGTATAGCTACTGAATATAATATGGCTTTATTAGCCCCAGAAAATTCAAATATAGGTTGGTCTACTATCCAAACAATATTAGATAGAGGATATGCTAATCTTTACTATTCACCTAAGAGTGGAAACGTGAATTCTAATTCGTATTTTGACGCATATATTGATACAAGTAAAATGGTTCCTGGGTTTACAATGTCTACAGCTACTAGACCTATCGCAATAGGTAAGTTTCAAGAAGCAATATCGGATAAAGGAACAATATTTCAATCGATTAGATTGTTAGAAGAAATGAAAGTTTTCATATGGAAGAATGGTAGAGCAGAAGCACAAAGTGGATACAATGATGATTTAATTATGGCATATGCAATTGGCTGTTACCTGCGCGAAACGTCGTTTAAACTTAGGCAACACGGTATAGATATGTCTCGAAGCATGCTTAACGGAATTGCAACGAATAATACCCAATACACCGCATTTAGCTCAAACAATACACCAATTGATAACCCTTACAAAGTAACAAACCCTTATACTGGAGATTCGGAAGATATTTCTTGGATTTTATAAAAAATAAACACAAATAAAAATGGCAGAAACAGGATTATTATCAAGATTAAAACGATTATTTTCAACCGATGTTATAATCCGTAACGATGGAGATTCTCAACTTAAGGTAATGGATATAAACAAAATCCAACAATCTGGCAAGTATGAAACTAATGCACTTAGTGATAGATTCAGCAGAATGTGGACTGGTAATCACACCTCCGTTTATGGTTACCAAAGTAGTACTAATTACCAAGCAATGCGACCAACATTATATTCTGAATATGATGCTATGGATACAGATGCTATTGTTGCTTCAGCACTAGATATAATTGCTGATGAGAGTACTTTGAGAAATGATATGGGAGAAATGCTTCAAATTA